GCGCCATCCCAACGGTTGTTGTAGGAGAAGAAGTCGAAACCATACATGCCGACGTTCTTGCCACCAGATGCAAGTTGGAATGCGTCCAAGTTAGCTGGGAGGAATTGAGCGTAGATGCTGCCATCAACGATCAGGTTGCGGGAATCGCCATCTTTAATGGCTGCCCACAATGTTTTCAGGCTGGTTGCGGTAACGTCGCCAGCGGTGTCAACGTCGATGGTTGCTGCACCGAAGTTAGCTGCGGTGACAGGAGCCAAAGCCACATCGATGATTTTGTTGGCAAGCTGATGAAGGTTGATCTTGGCGATTTTCTCAAGGCGATGACCGCCGTTGATTTGATCGTTAGTCAGGTGAAAGCTGTTGGAATACTGAGAAACCGAAACGGCTACGTTGTCGAGCGTGCTGTCGCCGCTTTCAAAGTTGGTTGCGTTGGTTTGAGTGGTTCCGCCGGCTGTTGCGATCGGCACTTGAACAGTGGCGCGAGGCTTGAGAGGATCGGCGGAGAAGTCTTGCGAAAACGCGTTAAGCGGAGCAAGGCGGGATTGAAGGACAGTGATCGCTACGTCGCGAAGGCTGTCCGTCACTAATGCTGAGTCAAAGGTGTTAGCCATGATATTTTTTTATTAGAGGTTAGGAGATTAGAGGTTTTTCCAGTTTTTCAATCGCGCCTCCTGGCGCTTTTTCGCATCTGGAATTGCGTTGATCTGTTCGCGGGTCGAGAGAGTAGCTCCAACTTCGCTGGATGCTTCTGGAATTGATCCAGTAAATCCAAGTGATGCAATCTGGAGTTGGGCTTTGCTCGCGACTTCTTCATCGAATGAAGCAAGTTTTTCGTTGGCAGTTTCGATGATTGCTTCTTGGTCTTGAATTACCAATTCAGCAGCGGCGATTGCTTCGGCTTTTTCGGCAAGTTCAGCGGAGATGGCTGAAACCTTTTCGGAAAGCTCGGCGGAAAGAGCGACGATCTTCTCGTCACGCTCTGCGATTGCTTCGGATGCGGTTACTTGTTCAGCCTTGAGAGCTTCGACCTCGGCAGCGTGTGCGGAGATTTCGGCTTCCAATTCTGCGGTCCGTGCTTCCAGTCCAGAGATTTTCTCGACTGCGGCTTTGTTGGTGAGGAAGATCATGTCAGTTTCTGAGTTTGAATTTTGCGTATCTGTATTGAGAGTGATTTCAACCAAGGCGTTTGCTTTGCTGACAACTTCATCGGCGAATCCGTTCTCAACTGTGGTTTTTGAGTCCATCCAAGTTTCCTTTTTCATCATGGCGCGGATCTCGGCGACTTCCTTGCCGGTCCGAGCTGAGTAGATGTTGGCAATGTCTGCGCTGATCCCATCAAGAAGGTCGGCTTGTTTTCTCATCTGTTCAGCATTGCCAGAGAATCCGCTGGATGCGTCATGGATCATCATGCGGCCATGCGGGACGATTGAGACTTTATCGCATGCCATGCAGATGACCGACGCCATCGATGCCGCCATGCCGGTGATGGTTGCGTTGACCACAACGCCGCGATCCTTGAGGCTTTGAATCTCATGATATACTGTGTAGCCATCGAACACGCTGCCACCCGGGGAATTGATCTCGATCTCAAGAACATCCACTGCGTTTTCCGCTGCGTTCATGATCTCTCCAAAGTCTGCACCTGATGCTGATGCGGTTGCGCCGAATAGCTTGCCGATCTCATCAATCATTTTGCCGATGGATTCACGGGTGACTACTTCGTTGAGCTTTACTTTTCCGCTCTTGTTTTCGATTAAAATGGTTTTCATTCTTCTTCTTTTTTGGGTGTGTTTTCCTGATCGATGTTTTCATCTTCGCTCGATGGCGCCGCAATCGGGATTTCATTCGGTGTCATCATTTCAAACTTGCGACGATCCACGGTGAATCCCTCCAGTTGCTCACGTTCACGGATCTTCTTCTCATAACGGAACACGGCTTCGATGCGGTCATCTTCCATGACCTCTTCGTTGCCACCTTCTTCGGTGATGATCTGACCGCGGTTCTTAAACCCGATCTTGAAATCTTCGCGGCGTTGTGCTGCGTCTCTGCCAGCATCAATGCTGAACTTGCGTGGCATGATGAAATCCCACTTCCACCAATCGCTTTGATTCTTAGGTTGTGGAAGGATTCCTTCTTTGATGGCTTTTGCAATTGCCCAGCGAACCTGACGAATGGCGCCAACCTTCAAGGTGTCTTGGCGATCCTCGACGCTCATCCGCGCTTGATCTTGGATCGAGCGGACAAGTGCTGCGTTGATCTCGTTGGCTTTCCATGCCAGCTCATACGGCCACTTCAACGATTTACACATCATCCGAATCACGCGATCTTGGAAGCGATCCCACATGTCGCCAGGGCGATCATGTTTGACCTGCTCGATCTTGCCGCCTGAATTGCTGCGGAAATAGCGAATCGTGCCGTTCTGTAAAAGCTCGGTTGTCGGAGTCGTTGTGGAATCGGTCGGGCTTGTATAGCCGGGGTCGTCGATGTCCGGTCCGCCAGTTTCGTTGTATTCAACCAATCCGATCGATGAGACCATGAGCTGCGCCATCTGCTCCCATTCGTGGGAGAGCAAAGATGATCTCACAAATTTCAATGCTCCCGAAAGGCTTGGCAGTCCGCGAGTTTGGTCGTGCCAGTTTGGATCACTTGAAAACACGCAATCGACCGCGTTGATTTGAATATCCTCTTCGGGTGTGTCGCCGAGGATGTTATAGGCTAAAGGAACGCCGCGACGATCAATGATGACCCCGTGCCTCATCTTCGCTCCTTTGTATGCACCCACTAAAATCTTGTCGTCGAATGACGATCTTTGACCGATGCGGTTTGCTGGGATGCGGCGAGTCATGGGCCATCCGCTTTCGGTCGGTTCGAATACAGTTAAGAAATCCCCGTCGCGATCCAGAGCAACGCAATCCAGCCAGATCAAGGATTTGAAGTCGTTTCCTTTGATGTCGCACATTCCATACCATTGAAGATTCAGCCAATCGGCTGCGAGCTTGCCCCATTCCTTATCTTCGCCGTTGAACTTTGCGTCCCATGCTCTGCCGACTACGTTGTCAGCTTTCTGCGTGATCGCTCCTTCTGCTGGCGGAAAGTTTTGAAACATTTTCCGAGATCCAGAAACCAAAGTCTTGCGATCCCAATCGGGAACAAGCGCGTCGAAGTCCTGCGTGAAAAGAGGCTCAACTGGTTGTGATCTGTCATAGCGAGTCGCTGCGTTGGCAAATCTTCCGCCGCTGCCGCTAGTCACTGGGTTTCCGTATGAATCAAGGATTGGCATAACTTAAAAGAGGCGAGCGATGGTTCGTGATTGTGGCAGTGTGCCTCTGTCAATATGTTCTAAAACTTCACCTAGCACTTCAACCCATTCATAGTTGGTCATTGATGTCATCTTGGTGAACGCGCTTCCGTTGGTTGATCCGCTGACTAAATCGCCACCCTTTTGCGCTGCGATTTCAACAATGGCTTCTGTTTGCCATGTTTGAAGGTTGGTCAGGTTCCCCGCAGACGCATTCCCGTATCGGATCAATGCTTTCAAAAAAGAGTTGGAAGGTCGCGCCATTTAAAAAGCGTGCGTTTCAATCCATGTCATTCATCGACTAACTCAATCTTGAGAACTCCCCGAATCGCACAAGCAACAATGCCCATGACCTCAGTGTCCCACATGTGGTTATGGTAATGAGATTTGATCTTGTCCCACTTCCAAACACCCGGTTTCATCTCGCGTTTGGATTCCGATTGCATTTGTGAAATGTAGTTGGGCGAAGCATCGACTGGCACACCGAACGCACCATCGCCAATTTCAATCAATCCAGCCAATGCGTCTTTAGCTCGTAAGTTTGAAAAGCTGATCGTGCGATATTGCTGACCTCGGCTCGTCACCCCGCGTTGAAACTTTGAATAGATCTTCCAAACCTTTCGGGGACGCTTTGATGTCCCAACGTCAAAAGCATAGCCCTTTGAATTATCCTGACCAATCAAGATATTCCAATGGTTTTCAACTGAATTGCCACAATGAATGTAAATCTGCCGCACAACCTCGTCGATCCCATACCGACCATCGACAAACACATCGCGGTTTTCCAAACTAAAGCGAGATTGTAATTCAAACAGTGTTTGGTAAGTGTCAACTTTCCCCTCCCAAAGCAATCTGGATTTCGTCTCGCCAATTCTCCAGCAGCGGATCGTCACCCAGAATCCTTGCTTCTGAACGTCAATAGACATGAACCTGGCATGTTCGTTCTCCCACTTCTCCCCGTTGTTGTAAGCCGATTTCAAATAAGGATCATGGCGGGTGTCGAGGTTGGGCGTGTCTTTGGGTTGCTCCCAGAATTGACCCATCTCTTTGTTGATGAATTGCTTGAGCGGTTCGTAGTTTCCGTTCTTCACCGAGTCATTCGCCGTGATCCAGAGTTTGACAATCTCGGACCATGTCTTTGTCCATACAGTGAGGAATGTCCATGAGTAGGTGATGCGATCTGGAAAGTGAGCGTTGCCATTCCATACCGGCATGCACTTCGCCCACTTCCTGCGGTTGCCGTCGGAATCTTCGAACTCGGTTTCACAAGTCGGACAAACAAGTCTGACTGATTGATTGATTTTGACCCAATCATATTCCCCATTCCCGTCCTTGGTTTTTTCATATTTCAGCATCTTCATCGACACTGGCTGAAATTGTTTGCACTCAGGGCAGAGATGATGGCCGTCATGCCACTTGCCATTTCTCGCAAACTCTTCCCATTCCGTTCCTTCGTCTCCACCTTGGGATTGTAAAAGCATCTTGCGGTTGAGTCGGTTATGGTGACGTCTCAAGAACTCGCCGATCATTCCGTGTTTCCATTTCCAAGGCTCATCACCGAAGCAATACCTCATCGACTTCTCTTGCGTGTTCGCTTCGTTGGCTCCACCCGTGAAAAGGCTCATGTGCTTGAAAATGATCTGCGTCTTTTTCGTGTCGTTGCGCTGCGCCCCAGTCGGGATGAAGTCTCTGGTCCAAGGTGATTTCCGAAGCACTTTCAAGAATCGTGACTCCATCCAATCTTGGATCAGTTTGTCGTTCTGTCCGAGGATGAGCATGTCGCCAGGATCTTGCGCGACCGCATACGAACCGCAGACTTCGAAGATGGTCGTCTTGCCAAACCCCGTCGGCGCCACGTTCGCGATCTCTTTCACGGCTGGATCTTTGAACGAATTGAAAATGAAATCATGCGCCGGCACGACCGAGAGATCATATTTGGAACCGTATTGAGACCCAGACAAGAACACGTTCTGACTCGCCATCTCTGCCAATGGTAAGCGGTCGGGCGGTTTAAGTCCCGATGACAAGCCCCAAACATAAGGCGATTTGTTACGTTGATCTATCATCGAGAAGTTTGCCGAGTTCGGACATTTCCAAAAGCATCGAATGGGCGAAGTCATCACACTTCTTTACCGCGTCTGGGTATTCTAACCCAACCAAGGCCTGTGGAATTTCGGATGGAATCCGCATGATCATTTGTTTGATGACTTGCCCAGCATGAAGTCCTTCGCGTTCTTGGGATTCGCGGGTGACGTATTGACCCATTTCAACATGCAGACGGAATGCGTTCTTTAACCCGGTGAGCTGCGTGGAAATGGTCCGCGCTTCTTCGTAATCCTTCGCCGCGATCAGTTTGCTTTCCAGCTTCTTGATCTCGTCGGGGATTTGGTCGGCAAGGATGTCGGGGAAATCTTGGTTTGAATCGTCGTCGTCGGGATCTTGGTCATCGATTGGTGGCTTGATCTTTTTTGGCATCCGTTTTTGATTCCGAAGTTTTGCCATCAGCGCGTTAGTGTCGTGCAAGTCCAATCCTTTTTTCCGCCATTGACGAACGCAGTCCGAGGTCACATTTCGACCGAGAGCAAGCGTCAATCTCGCCGCTGCTTGTGCTATGGTTTCTTTTTTGGATTCAGTTTTCATTCTGGTTGATACTCAGCCCCCGTCGGTGTAATGATTTTTGCAAAAGTCGTGGTTTTTCACCAAGTCCC